AAGGAACTCGAAGAAGAATCAGCTAAGAAGATTCGCCGCCGTGGTGGAGGAGTTAAGCGTAAGCTAACTTTCTTCTCAGGAGGTTTTACTTATGGAGAAGGATACTAAGTTTTTATCTGAATTTAAACGCACTTTGGGTAAAAGAGTTGCAACCACCCCAAATGCATATGAAGATAGTTCATGGAACTATCGTCGAGTTACAAGAATTAAGGACTATAGTTTAGAAGAAGTTAAAAAAATTATTGAATCTGGTTCTTTAGAAGAACAACAAAAACTTTCAAGAAATTACTTTTATAAAGATGGATTTTATAAACGTTTGATAATTTATTACGCCACGATATTAAAATATTCGGGTGTATTAATCGCTAATCCAAGTTTTGGTAAAAATCTCTCCCAAGAACACATCCAAAAACGATATCATTCAGCGCTTGATTTTATTGAACGTGCAAAACTTCCATCGCTTTTAACTAATTGTTCTTATAGGGCTTTGGTAGATGGTAGTTACTATGGGTTATTACTTTCTGCAGATAAAAATTCTTTATGTATTTTAGATTTACCTGTTGGATATTGTTCTTCTAATTTTAAGGATATTCATGGAAATGATATAATTCAATTTGATGTTTCTTATTTTGATACAATTTTTGATAAAGCGGCAAGGCAAGAAGCATTAGATGTTTATCCTGATTTTATTAGTAATGCTTACAGGAAATTTAAAAAAGGTAAAGCAAAGAAATTTGTAATGATTCCTTCTGATGTAGGTATATGTTTTCCTTTCTTTGATGGAAGACCCATTTTTTTAGATGTTATTCCTGCCGCAATTGAGTATGATATGGCGGTTGATACAGAAAGAGAAAGAGATTTAGATGAAATCAGAAAAATTATTGTTCAAAAAGTACCTCATTTAAATGATGGAAGTTTATTATTTGAACCTGAAGAAGCAGAAGAAATGCATATGGCGGCCGTCGGTATGTTAAGAGGTAATAAGAATATTTCCGTTTTAACTACTTATGACGATGTTGATGCAATTGTGTCAAAAACTTCTGGTGAAGCAACAACAAATCGCTTAGAGAAGATGGTTCAAAATATTTATGACCAAGCTGGCGCAAGTAAAGAATTATTTGCGGCAACTGGTAGTTCTTCATTGGATAAGAGTATTAAGAATGATACTGCTTTAATGATGGTACTAGGTAATAAATATTCCAATTTCCTAACTAATCTCATAAATATGCTTTATGCTAATTCAAACGTTAATTTTAAATATACAATTTTACCAATCACTTGGTATAACGAAAAAGAATATGTTGAAGAAAGTTTTAAACTTGCTGGTATGGGCTATAGCTTCTTAATTCCCTCAATGGCATTGGGACTGACTCAACGTGATTTAGTTAACATTAAAATGCTTGAGAATGATGTTTTGAAATTAGAAAAGATATTAATTCCTCTACAAACTGCTTATACTCAAACTGCTGAAGGTGCCGGCCGCCCAGCAAAAGAAGGAACAGAGCAATCTCCTAAGACAATTAAAAACAAAGAGTCACAGGAAAAAACTGGACAAGGAGGCTCTAAATGAATTTTGATAAAATAAAAGAGTTTCCAGTTGTTATATACAATAATTTAGAAGAATATAATAAAGTACTTTCTAAAGCGCGTGTGCGTATTTTTTATAAAGGGCACAATCGAAATGGTACTTATATAACAGATGAATTTGCTGAAAAATTACTAAAAACTCTTCCCTATGCACCGGTAAAGGGCATCTACGAAGATGGCGACTTTACTACACACGGAGAAGCCCGCACCGAAGGTCGGGCATATGGTGTGGTTATGGGGCCAGATGATTTAGATTTTTCTTGGGAAACTCATTTAGATGAAGATGGAATAGAGCGTGAATATGCTTGCGCCAACGTACTTCTTTGGACAGGTCTTTATGAAGAAGCCAAAGAAATTCCTGGTAAAAGCCAATCAATGGAGCTTTATGAGCCTTCTATTCAGGGTTCAGTAATTATACGTGATGGACGTAGATGTTTTGAATATACCGATGCTTGTTTCTTAGGCTTGCAAGCATTGGGTGAATTAGTTGAACCTTGTTTTGAAGGAAGCGCCTTTTATAGTCTCTATACTTCTTTAAAAGAAACTTTAGATAATATAAAAGATTTTACTTTAAAACAAGATGATAATAAAGGAGGACAAGCTGAAATGCCTAATGTAAATTTCAAGCTTTCTGACTCAGAAAAGCATAGTGCCATTTTTATGGGACTTAATCCTTCTTTTAATGAAGAAGGTAATTGGACAATTACTTATACCGTACTTGATGTTTATGAAAAGTACGCTCTTTGCTATAATTATGAAGCTGGTCAGTATGAGCAAGTTGATTATACTAAAGATGATGCCGCTGATGTAGTAACAATCGGTGAGCGCCGCAAGTGCTTCATAGTTGATATTACTGAAAATGAAAAGGCCGCCCTTGAAGCTCTCCATGCAATGAATGGTGGTACTTTTGAAATGGTAAACGAAAATTTCGTTGCCGCAAATTCTTTTGATGAAGATAGACAGAATTTTGAATCAAAAATTGAAGAACTTAATACTTCAGTTTCTACTTTAACAACAGAAAAGGGAGAAATTCAGACTCAATTAGACGAAGCGAATAACTCTCTTAATTCTTTAAAGACTGAAAACGAGCAATTAGCTCAATATAAGCTTGACAGTGAGAATGCTCAGAAGCAGGCTGTTGTTGATCGTTACAGCGAACTGCTTGATGATAGTATTATTTCTAAGTATACTGAAAATCTATCTGAATATACTGTTGACTCTATTGAGAAGGAATTAGCTTTTGAATTAGTTAATACTAATCCTTCAGTTTTCACTAAGACACCTCAGTTCGTTCCTAAGGATGTTCCTACTGATGGTTTGTCAGAAATTTTATCTAAGTATAAGAAATAATTTTGGAGGAATATAAATGGCTACCAAAAGATTTACAATTGACGGTTACGGTCAGATTGAATTAAATAACGTCGCTTTCCGTCGTGATGGCCGCATTGAAGCACAGTGCCATCTTGATGCTACTGATTTTGAAACTCTTCCTGCCGAGAACGGCATGCTTTTAGCTATTGACCGTGCTAATCGCGTAGTTCGCTTCCCTGATGCTGGCGAACTTCTTCCTATCGGTTTACATTATTCTACCGAGCATATGTATGATGAGCGTCTACCTGGTCTGAAGAACTTTTCTTTAAAGCGTGGTTCTTTCTTACCTCGTATAGGTCTGCTTGCTGTTGGTGATAAGTGGACTACTAATTGCCTCTGCTATGATGATGGCGAATTTGCTGATGACGATGCTCTGATTGAAGCTCTCGAAGCTTGCAAGGAGACTCCTGTTTATGGTGGTCTCGATGTTGATGGTGGCGCTACTAAGTTGTCTGCTACTCAGCCTGCTGAAGGTCCTGTACTTAAGGTTGTTGAGTTCACCACTATGCCTGACGGCCAGCCTGGTGTAATGCTTCAGGCTCTTAAGGCTTAATCTTAATAGGAGGAATTGAGAATATGACTATTCAACAGTTAAAAGAGTTAGCTCGTCATGCCGCTCATGGTACTGCTCCTGCTAATTTTGAATGTGAAAATGTTAATGCTGCTCTTGCTGACGGTCTTAAGGAACTCTGTGGTTCTGTTAATGACTTCATGCGGAACAAGTATGATATTTATGAAATAATTATTAAGAACGCTGACGAAATCGTTCCTAACAAGGTTCTTGATGCAGTTGGTGCTTTTGCTGAAGTACAGCGTGTTCCTCAGGGACAGAAAGCTATCTTCAAGCGTGGTATTATGGGTAAGAATCGTGCCCGTAAGTTCCTGACCCAGGTTGGTCTTTCTGGTGTATACGAGACATTCCGTCTTGATACTGATACCTTTACTCTTGAAGGAAAGGCTGTTGGTGGAGCTATCACCATGGACTTCGAGCGTTTCCTTGATGGCGCTGAAAGTCTAAGCGAATTAATGGATGTTCTTACTGAAGGTCTTACCGATGCAGTATTCGGTGAAATTCAGAAGGCTCTTATCGCTGCAGTTGATGCAGTTGGTCGTCCTGCTGCTAACAAGGTTATTTTTGCTGGTTTTGATGCCGAACAAATGCAGAAGCTCGTTACCACAGTTAAGAATTATGGTCAGAGCGTTGTAATTTTTGCTTGCCCTGAATTCGTTGATGCTATGGGTCCTGATGCTATTGTTCCTGCCGTTTCTGGCGCTCAGGGTGTTTATCATCCCCAGGATATCGATCGTATTCACAATGTTGGCCGCATCAATCTTTTCCGTGGTACTCCCATTATTGAGATTCCACAATCCTATCTTGATGAAACCAATACTAAGACTTGGATGAATCCTCAGTTCGCTTACATTCTTCCTTCTGGTAAAGAAAAGGTTGTTAAGGTTGTTCTTGAGGGCGAAACTCAAATGTATGACTTCGTAAACCGCGATCAGTCTGTTGAAGTACATGCTTATAAGAAGATGGGCGCTGCTATTATGCATCATCACAATTGGGCTGTTTATCAGAATACTGCTATTGCAGATACTTCTGAATTCCCTTACCCCAATCTGTAATTGTTAGTTAAAGGGGAGAGGTAATCCCTCTCCCTTGTTTTATATAAATATAGGCGTAAAAAGGAGTAATTAAATATGACAGATAATGTTTTTGTAGTAAGTACTGTTAATGGTAATGTAGGTTTTTCTATTCCCGAACTAAGATTTAAGAGAGTTTGGCAGAAGAAAAAAGCTAGGTTCCCTGTACCAAAGGATGTGCTTCGTGAAGCAATTTTTAATCCTGGCGTTTCTTATCTTTTTGAAAAGGGTATTCTTTATATTGAAGATTTAGACTTTAAAAAAGAGATTGGTTTAGAGCCTTATGATGCAGTAAAAGAAACTATTGTTTTACTTGAAGATAAAATGATTGAACGTATGCTGACTAATATGCCTGTTGCTGAATTTAGAGCGGAATTTAAAAAGCTTACTGATATTCAGATGAAGGAAGTTGCTCAGTATGCTGTTGACCATGCTATGATTGATATGAATAAGGCTGAGATTATGAAGAGTCTTTGTGGCATGGATGTTTTAAAGATTTATAACTTAAAGAAACAGAATGAGGAGGTTCTGCCTGATGAAAACGGTAATGACTCCTTACGAAAGAGTGTTTAATGCTTTTTTAGCAAAAATTCTCGATGATGAATGGGCACATTGGGAATGGGAAGAAATTCAAATTGACTTGAGGGAGTTATTAGAGGGAGGAATTCCTTGGTTTAAGTTTCCAAGAGTTGATTTGGATAGGAATGATGAAGGGTTTTATGCTGAACTCGGCCCTGAAGAAGTCCAAATCTTGGCTACTTATATGAAATGTGAGTGGCTAAATCGTACTATACTTTCTTGGGAGAATATTAAACCTCTTTACGATGAAAGAGATTTTTCACAGGCGAATTTGCTTGATAAATTCAATGAAACACTTGAAAATGAAAAGAAAAATGCTTTACGTTTAGAGGCGGTTTATTATCGTTCTATTAAGGGTAAACCTTTTAAATATTCTCGTCTTGCCAGTCGCGTAGATTAATGCTTCCTGATGTAATTGAAGCAAGCAATAATAAACTAAAAAGTCGTCTTTTTGGTTTATTAAGAGAGTATGAAAGAGGAAGAGAATGGGAAAAGTTCCTAGATTCAATTTTGATTGAATTAATGGGTTATTCAGAAGAAGAAAAGACGATTAACTATTACATACTTTTCCACAAACTTAGTTCTCTTAAATACTTAAGTTATAAGTATTTCAGAACTACAATCTTTGATTGTATGACTTTAGTGAGTAAAATAGGCGATGAAATACTTTGATGATGTTTATCTGCGGCGATTAAATAGATTTGGATATGACCATCAAACAAGAGTTCAGAATAAACGTGAATTAGAATTTGAGAATCTGTTGAATAAATCAGTCTATAGAATTGATTTTTCATATAAGAATAAGATAATTCCTGCGTGTTTTGAACCTGATAAACAGGATGAAACACAGGTAACTTTTGATTTATTAACAAGAGTTGAAACAGAAATTGATCAAGGTGAAATTCTTTTTATTCCAGATAAGAGAACTGGCGACTTGCGGCCATGGCTTGTTTGGTATCAAGAGGATTTAGTTGATAGAGGGTATAATAATTATAAAATGCTAAGAATGACCCATGAAATTCATTGGGAATATGAGGGCCATAGATGTTGTAGTTATGCTTATCTTTATGGTCAGCAGAATAATATGTTGAAAAATGAAGTTAGGTCGCGTTCTCGTATGGATGTTCTTTATGCAGAAAATCTGAAGTCCAACTTCTTAGTAATACCAAGAAATGAATTCATTAGAAAGGATGTAATTATTGAGGTTGGTGAACCTCCATTTTTAGAGCATTATCAAGTTACTGGTTACGATTTTAATTCTTCACTTGGTGTTGAATATGTAACTATTGACCCAACATATATTCATGATTTGACCGCTCCACCGCAACGTGGAGAAGAAGATATACCTGATAACAAAGAACCTTATAATGAACCAGATGAATTCTTCTGGCTAGATGGTGGTGAAGATCAATAATGGCAGGAATTAAATATTTAAATGAATTAGGTGAAAATCTTCAAAAGATTATTAAACGATTAATGGCAAATCAAACTTTGGTGAAATATTTATATTATACTGATAAAGACCCTTTGGATAATCCAGATTTAACCGATGATGAAATTCGCCATAAAGTTTATCAGAAATTAATAAAGATTGTTCCTAAACTTGATAATGAAGAAAAAGCAAATTCAGTAATTGCTTTAAAGGTAATTAATGGAGTAAAAAATCCCGAGAATCAAGAGTTTAAGAATTTATCTTTAGGTATTGAAGTTTTTGTACCTTTAAGTCAATGGACTTTAAAAAGTGATAATTTGCGTCCCTTTTTAATAATGGGAGAAATACAAAAATCATTAGAAGGAAAAACTATTAATGGTTTGGGTCGAATTGAAGGTGGAGATTTTCAGTCAAATTTTAATACTGAAGAAATCTCTGCTTTTGAAATGTTTTTCAATATAGTTACTTATGATTGATTTAAATGGTTTTTTAGCAATTCCTTTTTCTTATAAAGGAAAATGCAAGATTTATCCACCTACAGTGCGGCAGACGCTATCGGACGAAATGTTTCCACAATATAGGAGACTTTTAACGATAAGTCAAGAAGAGTTAGAAGATGAATTTACTCGTGCTGCGAAAGGTAATTTAAAAGAAACAGTTCCTTCTGTATATGATTATTTGTTTATAAATATAAAACAAAATATACAATTTGCGGCAATTGCAAAAAAAGCTTTTGAGTTCTTTTTACATGAGGAAGTTAATTTTCTTCCTGAACCGAAAATGGTGGTTATTGGTAGTTTGGAAAAAGAAATTAAAAAAGCTAAAAGTGTGGAAAAGTTGAGATTAATTAAAGAGGATGAATTTTTAGAGTTCCAAAATGCGGTTCGCCGTTCTCTAGGTGATAAACCTCTTGAACCACCTAATCCTAATGAACATCCACGAATTAAAGCAATGAAAGCAAAAGCCCGATATAGGGATTACATTAAAGCGAAGAAAGGTTTAGGTATTGATTTTGGTACTTTACTTGCTTCAATTTGTTGTATGAATATGGGATTAAACCCACTTAATATCGGAGAGATTAGTTATGCATCGGTGAAGGTGTTAGTTGATACTTATCAAGAAAAAGAGAAGTATGAAACAGAAGTTCGCTCCTTACAAGCTGGTGCTGACCCGAAAAAAATAAAACCAAAATATTGGATTAGACAATTAGATAATTAAGGAGGCTATTTTAAATGGCTATTGATATTCTTGCTAAGTACGGCATTAAGGAAGTTGCCGATGTCGTGTTTTATGAGTTAAATAAGCTTGGTAAGCCTGCTTTTCCTGTTCTTTATTTAGATACTCTTAAGGTTTCTACTATCGAACAGACCGCTGAGAGTTCTGATGCTCGTGGTGGTAAAGGTAATGCCGCACTTATTTCTTGGGACTATGGTAAGGAAATTAACGTAACTCTTGAAGATGCTCTTTTCTCTGCTAAGTCCATGGCTATTATGTTTGGTAATGGTAAGGTTAATGAATATACTGGTGATCAGGCTTATATTATGAAGTCTGAAGTATTTCTGGCTGATGCAGATTCTGCTACAGTTCCTACTAAGGATAGTATGATTACTGAAAAAACTTTTGGTTGGGATCCTTACTTTACTGCTCCCGATGGCAAGCGTTATGTAAAACATAATCCTAAATTTTATGAGGCCGATGCTGCATTTAAGTCTGGTAGTGATGTAGAAGTAGCAGCTCCCGTTACTAAAATTGAAAATGAGAAGAGATATTTCTGCTCTTATGACTTAAAGGTTGATGGTGCTGTTATTGAAGTTTCTGCTGATTCTTTCCCTGGTACTTATTATGTAACTGGTGATACTTATGCTCGTTCTGAAGCTTCTGGTACTGATGAATTCTTCCAGTTTATTATACCTAAGGCTAAGGTTCAGTCTGAAAATACTATTACTCTTGAAGCTGAAGGTGATCCTTCTGTATTTAATATGAGTCTTAAGGTTCTTCGTCCTTCTGATGGTAAGATGATGAAGCTTGTTAAGTATGACTTAGTTGATGCTGTGGATACCAGTACAAGTGGTGGTACTTATAAAGATATTGACCATAACCATATTTTAATTACTAACAATATGGCTGATTTACAAGCTTCTAATCCTGATGAACAGGCTAGCGGCTAATCGAATCAAATCAAATAATAATCAAAGGAGGTTGGTGGAAACCATCCTCCTTTTTTTTAATAGGAGAACCCAATGCAAAATTTTGGTGTAACTGATAATTATTCATTCAAAGAATTATACGACGTGTGCTTAAAAGCCACTTATAACATGAAGGTCGGAGATAGAGAATTTGTTCCCAACGAAACAGTATTTGAATTTGACAAAATCTTTATCTCGACCACGCAAGAATTAAAGTCCCATGTTGCGGCCCGCGGTGGATTTGATAATCGCGCTTGGGTAAATTGGGATGAGACAAAGGAAGTTGGGTTTTATTTTTCACAGGGCGTTTTTTCAAAGGCACAATTTGGATTGTTAAGTAATTCAAGATTAATAGAAGTTCCAAAGAAAGAAATCATTTATGTGCCAATGAAAGAAGAAAAGGAAAGCGACGAAAATGGCGTAATTAAACTAGACCATGTTCCATATTGTGATTTGTTTATTTATGAGAAAGAAACTGGGAATCGCATTATGAATTATGGTTTTGTTGATGGTGAATATAATCTAATTAAAATAGATAAGCCTTACGTTGATGTATTGGTGCGTTATTGTTATAATTATGATGATGGCGGCACTGTTATTAGAATTGGTCAAAGACTAATTGAAGGTTATTTACGCCTAGAAGGAAAAACCCGACTTAAAGATGATAATACAGGACGAACTGTCACGGCATTAATCACAATGCCAAGATTTAAATTAATGTCTGATTTATCTATGAGGTTGGGGCCGCAAGCTAATCCAGTTGTAGCAAATTTTTATGGAGTAGCTTATCCAGTTGGCGGAAAAGGCGATAAACAAGTAGTTGATTATATAATCCTCAACCAAGATATAGATGCTGATATGTAAGTGTTAAATAGACATTAATTTGATTAATGTCTATTTTTTTATTTTGGAGGGAAAAGATGGCAAATAAGCAGACAAGTACCATTGCGGTTAATGTTGATGTTATTGGAAAGCTAGATAATTTTTCCAAAGCACTAAAAATCATGGAAAGCCAGTTGGGGAATCTAAATTTAGGACCTCAATTGTCAGAAAGTTTTACAACAAGTTTTAAAAAGGCTTTTAAAGAAATTGAAAAAGCTAGTGAATTAACTGCTGGTGGTAAATTAAAACTAGTTGATGAAAAAGTATTTCAAAAAACAGTTTCTAATATAGAAAATATTTATGATGATTTAATTAATAAATTAGAAAAACATGGTGTTAAAACCTCTCTTTTAAAAGAAGACCAAAAAGCTTTGACAGAAATGGCAAAGTTACAAAGAATTTATAATGAAAGTGTTAAGAGTACTAATACTGAACAAAATAAATTAAATAGAAATCTTGAAAAGGCAAAAAAAGCTTTAGAACAAGGTTCTAAATCTGCTAAAAAAATAGTTATTAAAGATAGTGATATAAATGCTAAAAACCAATATCAAAATGAAATAAATAACCTTGAAATTTTAAAGAAAAATCTTAAAGAAGCGGCCAAATTAAGAGATGAAGCATTATCTGCAGCAAATGAAAGAATTGCTAAAAAAGAGACTGATAAAAACGGCAATGTAAAATATGAAAACTTTGGTAGTAAGGGTTTTAATCAAACCAAAGAAGGTAAAGAGTTGGTTAAAACAACCAAAGACCTTGATGCTGCGCAAAAAGCTTATAATGAACAACTAGCCAAAACCGAACAATTTGTTCTTCAATCAGATTTAGATAAAGAATATGAAGCTTTAGAACAAAATGTAGTAAAAGCAGAACAGGCATTAAAAACCTTTAATGAAACTCAAGGCAAATCTGTAAAAACCGAAGCTTTTGATAATTTAAAAAATTCTTTAACCCAATTAACTGGTATTAATTGGGATGAAATTGGAATAGATGTTTCTTCCATAAATTCAATGGAAGAATTTGAGAGAGTTCTTGAACAATTAGGTACCGATTCTGCCGCACGTGCAGCTGAAGCTTTAAAACAAGTTCGCGCAACTGCCGATAGTGCTGAAGAACCAGTTAGAGGTCTTGGCCGCGCAAGTCATGAAGCTGGCGATGGTTTAAAAGAAATGACGGATAAGCAGAAGGATATTGAGAACTTACGAAATAACCTACTTCATTTCTTCTCAATTGGTAACGCTGTTGAAATATTTAAGCGTACTGTTAGAAGCGCTTTTGAAACGGTAAAAGAACTTGATAAAGCGATGACTGAAACCGCAGTAGTTACTGACTTTTCAGTTAGTGATATGTGGGACCAGTTACCTCAATATACTGAAGCTGCTAATAAATTAGGAACTACAACACTTGGTGCCTATGAAACTATGACTTTGTTCTATCAACAGGGTCTTGAAACCAATGAAGTTTTTGAAATAGGCACTGAAACCATGAAGATGGCACGAATTGCTGGCATGGATTATGCTGATGCAACAGACAAAATGACTGCTGCCCTTCGTGGTTTTAATATGGAGTTAAATGAAACTAGCGCTAAGCGTGTAAATGATGTTTATTCTGAATTAGCGGCTATTACTGCAGCAGATACTGAAGAAATTGCTACTGCTATGACGAAGACTGCTTCTATTGCAGATAGCGCAAATATGGAATTTGAAACTACTGCGGCTTTCTTGTCACAGATTATTGAAACCACTCGTGAATCTGCTGAAACTGCTGGTACAGCAATGAAAACTGTTGTTGCTCGTTTCCAGGAATTAAAGAAAGACCCAGCAGAAATTGGTGAAGTTGATGGTGAAATTGTTGATGCTAACAAAATTGAAACAGCGTTAAGAACCATCAATGTTTCCCTTCGTGATACAAGCGGTCAGTTCCGCGATTTAGATGATGTTTTCATTGAAATCGCTCAGAAATGGGATGGATTAGATACTAATACTCAGCGCTATATTGCCACTATGGCAGCAGGTTCTCGTCAACAGTCTCGTTTTATTGCTATGATGAGCAACTATGACCGTACAATGGAATTAGTTGGTGCTGCAAATAATAGCGCCGGCGCGAGTCAAGCTCAATTTGAAAAAACAACTGAAAGTTTAGAAAGTAAATTAAATAATCTTAAAAACGCATGGGATGCGTTTTCAATGGGGTTGGCTAATTCTGATTTTATCAAGAGCGCGGTAGATTTATTAACAAAATTAATTACTACTATAAATAAAATAATTGATAGTGTTTCTGGTAAAAATGGATTAATTAAAAGTATTTTAAGTATTGGTTTAACTTTTGGTGGTTTAAAAATTGGCAAAAATGTTTTTAACAAAATACTTGGTGGAGTTTCGGAAGCTTTTGGTGGAGCAGGAGCAAAAGCTAGTAAAAGTTTTGCTGATAATCTTAATTCTGGTTTAACCAAGGTTAAAAAAATCTTTAAAAAAGATTTTTGGGTTGGTATTCATCCTCCAAAAGATGCTTTTGATGGAGTAAAAGATGCTTTTAATGGTCTAAGAGAGGCCGCAGATGACCAAATAAAATTAACAGCAGCAAGTCAACAATTAAATAATGCTCTTCGTGCGGTAGGAATATCTGAAAAACAACAGCAAGCAATTCAAGCATTAGGTTTAACTTTAGATAATCAAGAAATAGCCCTAACAAATAAAGCCATAGCTCAAAAACTATTACAACACAAGGTAGATATGATAGCTAACGGGCTATCAAAAGAAGAAATAAAAAATCGTCTTAATGAAATAGCTACAACTTATGGACAAATGGCAGCAGAGGCTAGCTTAAATCAGGTCCAAGGAGTAGGTGTATTAACTAAACTAAGTAATATAGCTGCTTTATTATTTGGTAATGCAGAAAAAAGAAAAGGTGCAGTTGCAACCCTTGGCCTAGCTGCCTCAGAAGGTGTCGCAACAGGGGCAACAAATGCCTTAACTGCTGCATTTTTAGCTTGTCCTCTTGGGTGGATTTTTGCGGCAATTGCTGCGGTCGCGGCGGGCGCACTTTTATTGGCCAACGCAATTGAAACCGATGCAGAAAAACAAGAGCGTTTAAACGAAAATATGAAGCAGGCGGCAGAGGCCGCAGAAAATGCTAAAGCTGCTTATGATGAACTTTTAGGTGATAAATCTGAGTATGATGATTTACAAAATACTTTAGATGAATTAGTTGAAGGCACAGATGCTTGGCGAGAAAAACTAGCAGAAGTTAATCAACAAGTTTTAGAATTAATTACTAAATATCCAACATTAGCTAAATATTTAGAAACTGGTGAACATGGACAAATGGTCATTAGTGACAATGGTTGGAATGAAGTAATTAATCAACAGCAACGCATAGTAAGGGCTACTGCTTTAGGAAACTTATCTGCTCAACTACAAAACTCAAGTTTTCAAAAAGAATTAATAAATAAAGAGTTTGACTCTAAATTTGAAAATAATGACCTTGTAGTAGAAAGAGATGTACAAAGAGCTTTTCTTGAAAATATAGATAATGCTGATTTTTGGAAAGATGTAGAAGGAAGTTTAAAAACAATGGGTATTGAAACCCAGTTAACTTCCAAACAATTAAAAACTGCACAAGAAGCTCTTGTTGGATATACTGAAGAATTAAAAACAAATCAGGCTGAAATGTCTGGCTTTATAAAAGGAGTATATCATACTACAGTTTCTGAAGAAAATAAACAAGATAAAAATTTTGACGCAGCGGCAGAAGTTTTTTCTAAAAATTTTTCTCAACAAGATGGTATTTCTCAAGATGTATTAGACGAGTATACTTTAAAATGGGGTTTTGGTACAAGGGCACAGGGAGACCTTACTTGGTTTGATGACCTATCTAAAAACAAAGAATTTTTAGAGGTAGCAAAAAAATATGGAGTAGACACTGCTAAATTTAATGGTGTTGAACGACATGATGCTGCAGTAGTTTATGCTGCCATTGCTGGTTTAGAAAGTGCCGAAGATGTTGATAAAGGATTAAATACTAGGGATATATTAGAAAAAA